GGCCGCCGTGTCGGCGGCGTCGAGGGCCTTCAGAGCCTTGTCGTACTCCCATTCGTACTCCTCGCCCTCGCCGGCCAGGGGCGTGAGCTTCATGTCCGCCTCCTGACGCCAGCACTCGGCGATCGGATGCAACGTGTTGGTGGACAGGGCCAACTGCTGTTGCTCCGTGTTGTTGAAGGTCCCGCTGGAGAGATCGCCCAGCACGGTGGGCGGAACGCCGATCATCAGGCAGATCTCGAAGATGCTGAACTTGCGGCTTTCCAAAAGCTGCGCCACCTCGGGATCGACGCTCGTCTTGGTGAACTTCACGCCGCTGTCGACCAGGGCCAGCATGTGGCGGTTGCCGCGGGAAGAATAGCGGTTCTGAAAATCGGTCTGGTACTTGAGCACGACGTCGGGCTTGAAGTGCGCGGGCAGCTCGACCAGGCCGCCGGAGACGGCGCCGTTCTTATAGAACTCGCCCGTGAACTCGCCCTGGGCCTGGGAGATGGCCAGCGTGTTCTCGTGGAGCTGCACGATGTTGTAGCCGCTGACCCCGTCGAAGCCCGGGTTGCCCTTGATGTGCAGCATCTCGTAGGGCAGGAAGGTGGCCCGGCCGCCGTCGATCTGGTAGATCAACTCCCAGGGGTTTTCCGGGTCGTCGCCGCGGACCAGGCGGGGCATGACGCGCGACGGGTGCAAGGGATAGAGCCACACCGGATCGAGGTTGTTGCGGCGGAGAATCCAGGCGTAACCGTTGCCCCAGCCCTTGGCCCACGACGCCAATAACTCCCAGAAGCTGAAGGCGGAAGTGTAGTTGTTGGCCTGGCGGGTCAAAAGGCGGTGATGGATCCCGCGGTAATCGGTCTTCTTGCCGGCCGCGTCGGTATGCCTCAGCCGCCAGTGCCGGCAGATCTTCGCCATGTTCTGCGAGATGACCTCGATTGCGCGACGAAAGACGTAGTTGCAGTCGGCCGAATAGTTGTCGACGCGGATCCCCGTCGAGGTCAGCGGGTAGTTACCGAACAGCGTGTGCGAGTCGTTGATCGGCACGGGGCCGAAGGACTGCGCGCGGCGCTCCAGGCCGGTCCTACGTCGAGTCGTGTTGCGAATCACGGGGATCCCTTTCTTGGGCCCTTTAGGCGATCTGAAGCCGCTCGGGCCATTGGATGCCTTTTAGGCGAAAAGTATTCCGGGCAGGGTGTCGTAGATTGAGCCGCCGGCGGCGGGTCCCGTGGGTCCGCCGGTTGCCCGTCCGATGGCCATCACCATGGCCACGGCCAGGTCGATCTTTTCCCTCGATCGCCGCTTGTTGAATCGCCGCCGGCCGCCCGTGTCTTGCAACAGCACGGTGTTGGAAACGCACCAGCGGAGGACCTGGTGGCCGCCGTGGCGGAGCTTCTTGTCGAGGATCATCTTCTCGGCGGCCAGGATCGGGTCATTCATGCTGCCGCACCGCTGGTCGTGCTCGATGAGCTGCCCCTCGTTGACAAAGCCGTCCTCTTCCTTGAGCTTCGTGAGCAGGTAGCGGGCGTTGTTGGGGTCGAAGGCCACCACCTGGATGTCCCAGCCCCAGGCATCGCGGGCCGTTTTCAGCGTCTCCCGCAGATCGTCGTAATTGACCGAATCGCCTTCGGTGAGCCGGATCAGGCCCATCTCGGCCCAGGTCATGTAGGGCACGCGATGATCGCGGGTACGGCCCATGGCGTTTTGCCGCGGGCACCAGGCGAAGCATAGCAGGTCCAGCAGGCCGTCCTTCTTGCCCTCCTCCGGGAAGGCAAAAACCATGGCCGTGAGGTCGCTGAGGCTCGACAGGTCGGCCCCCACGAAACACTTGCGGCCGCGGAAGCGCTCGATGGCCGCCGGCGTCAGGCCATGGCCGTCGTAAAAATCGCCGCCCGCGCAGGCCTGCCACTTGCTGCCATCGTCGGTCGGCAGCCACAGGCTGCTGGTGCCGACGTCCTCATTGCAGCGCTTGCGGCGGAAGTTGGCCACCGCGCCGGGCGATTCCTTGGCCTTCTGCGCCAGCCGCCGCAGGTCCTCGATGTTCACCGAGACGCCCAGGTTGGGATTGGCCTTTACCCAGACGCGTTCATTCTGCCAACTGTCTCCCTCGTCCAGCGTGAAAATTATGCCGAACCAGGTGTCATCCTCGACCGTGCCTGCGAGCACATCCTCGGTCCGCTTTTTCAGTTCCGCGTAGATCGACAACGGCGAGCCGTCGCTGGCCGTCGTGATGCCGATCAACAGCGGGTTGTCGCGGGCCCCGGTGCCGCTCTCGATCACGTCCCAACAATCGCGGGTCTTGTGGGCGTGGACCTCGTCGATGACGGCGCAGCTCGGGTTCGTGCCGTCCAGGGTGTCGGCGTCACGGCCGAGCGGCTGGTAGGTGGATTGGGTCGATTCCACCGCCAGGGCCCCGCGGGAGACCGTGATGATCTTTTTCAACGACGGGCTTTTCAGCACCATCTTGCGGGCCTCGGACCACACGATCTTGGCCTGGTCGCGTTTGGTCGCGGCCGAGTAGACCTCCGCCCCGGCCTCGCCGTCGCAGACCAGGGCCTTGAGGGCCGCACCCGCGCACATCGTGCTCTTGCCGTTCTTTCGGGCGACGGAAATGAAGACCGTGTTGAACCGACGCCGGCCGTCCTTTCGCTTCCAGCCGTAAACGCACCAGAAGATAAAAAGCTGCCAGCCTTCCAGGCGGAGCGGCTTGTTGGCCCACTTCCCTTTGGAGTGCGGCAGGCACTCCACAAACCCGATCGCCAGCCGCGCGGCCGCGGCGTCGAACCACAGACCGCGCTTGGCGGCGATTTTGAGGTCTTTCACGTGCCGCTTGACGGCCAGCTTGACCCACTTGCAGGCCACGATCTTGCCCGACGCGATGCCCTTGATGTAGGCGGCGACGCGGTTGTCGATCGTTTCAGTCGTGGGTTTGGCTGCGGTCTTTTTCAATTTGCGGGGGCCGTCGATTCGGCGATCAGTTGCGCGAGGATGTCAGGCTTCTCCTTGGCATTGCCGATCGCCAGGCCGGCCCGGGCGCTGGGCGTCATGCCGAACTGCACGAGCAGCTTCACGACTTTGCCCCAGGCCTTGTTCATCACACCCACGGCCGGATGTTGGATGATGTTTCCCTTGTCGGTGAAGGTGATGAACTTCACGCCCGACTCCTCGGTCCGCGCCGCCTCTTCGACGATCGAGCGGCACTCGCAGTACTCGGCCAGGGCCTCGCACAGCAGGGCCAGGGCGACCTGGTCGAGCCGGGTCAGCAGGCCGTTGTCGAAGAGGCACTTGGCGATTTCCTTCCAGTAGGGCGCCGCTGAGCGGGTCGCCCAGGAGGGGAACGGGGGGATCTCCGCATCGGGCGTGGGCTCGTTCTTTTGCCGGCAGCGTTGCAGCGTGCCGGACCGTTTTTTTTCCGCCGTCGGCTTTGGTGGTCGTCCCCTGGCTGCCATCCAGACCCCCCCTATTTCTTTTTGCACGCGCGCCCGAAAATCTAGCCATGCGGTTCCAGCGACCCATGAAAAAAAGGAAGCGACCCACCCCCCGGGGTGGCAAGCAAGCCAAGCTCTTCAGCTGCGGCGGCCCGTCTTCCGCATGTGGCACGATTCGCACAGCAACACGACGTTGTCCGGGTCGAGCCGCAAAGGATCGCCTGTCCCCTTAAACGCGATGCGATGATCGGCATGGATGCGGCCGATGATCGGCAGCACGCAGTCGCCGCAGATCGCCACGCCGCCCTGCTCGGTCTTCCGCTGGCGGATGATCGCCGCGCGGAGCCGCTGCCAGTCGGCGCCGTAGCCGCGGGATTGCCGCGTGCCGTTGCGGTTCGACCAGCCGCTGGTTTGCACCGGACCGCAGACGCTGCACACGCTGCCGTGGACCAGGCCGCGGCAGCCGCTGCGCTTACAGAGCCTGGCGGGGGCGGTGGGCATGTCAACTGCTAGGCGGATCGAGGCACTCGGCGACGTCGATCGCGCCGCCGATGGAGGTCGAACGGTAGCCGCTCTTGACGATCAGGACCTGGTAGCGATACAGCTTGCCGGCGACCGCGAACCGCCCGCTGTCGGCGCTGGGCAGATCGACCTCGATGAGCTGCGTGCCGGTGGGAGTCGTGGCGTAGCCTGGGAGCTGCACGATCTCCCGACCCTCTTCCGTGCAGGCCGTGAAGATGATCGTGGCGCCGGCCAGATTGCCGCCGGCCCACGTGCCGCTGGGGTTATTCCATTGGAGGGCATTGCCCGTGGCGCGGAGGTAGTCATCCCACTGCGTGATCTGCTTTTCGAGCGTGGCCGTGTTCGGGCCATTGGTCGCCACGGGCGATGAGCCCAAAAGCGAATAGCCCGTCTTGTCGCTGTTTGTGCCGACAGTGACGGCTCCCCCGGTCGTGATCGCCAGGGAAGCAAAGTTTGTGGGAAGCGTCGGCAGGTTGTTGGCCGCGATGCCGGTGTTGTTGAAGGTCACGTAGCCGCTGGAATCAATGGCCAGCGAAGAGAACCGCGTGGGGAATGCCGGCAGGCTGCCGCCGTTCCACTGGTTCACGTTGACGTTCGGATTGCCCGTGACGGCCGCCGCGTTGACCCAGCCGGCGGGAGCGTTCGCGCCGAGCGGAACGGTCGCCAGCACCTGCGTTACGGCCGGCCCCATGCTGGCCGTGCTGGTGGTGTTCGAACCGAGCCCCGTGCTCGATACCGACAGGTTCGTATAGCGGTTCCCGGCCGCCGCCACGGTGACCGCCGAACCGTTGTCGTTGATGCCGATCCCGTAGGTATTGGACGTAACCAGGTCGCAATCGACGATCGTGGAGTGCGAGTCCATCAACTGGAAGATGCTGTCCAGGGCCGTGGTGCCATTCTCCATGGAATCGAGGAACGTGCCCCCGACGACTGTCGCCCCATAGAGGTAGATCGGGTCACTCACGCCAAGTTTGTTTTGCATCGCGTTGGCGGCGTAGTTGCCCGCGAAAAACGTGTGGTTCACGATCGTGCCGTACCACGTCGGGCTGCTGGAACAGCTTGCCGATTTGCAATTCAGCACCACGCCGCCTTGGGCGATGATGGCACCGCCGCCGCCCATGCCGTCGCCGCTCATGTTGCTCAGCGCGGGATAGAAGCCGCCCGTGTCGTCGTTCAAGTATGGACTGTCGTAGCACTCTTCGCAGTAGCCGGACATCACGGAATCAATGGCGTAGCTTCCAGATTGCCCGCCGCCGAAGGATGCATTGGTGGCGCGGCAGCGGATGGCTACCCCGGCGAACTCGCCTACGTAGCCGCCGCCACTGAGTG